TATTTGCGATTGTTTTTGGATGATAATACACCATTATATAAAACCCTCTTCTCTATCAAAAGGGACAAGTGATGTCCCACCTATCTACAAACTCCTGGGAAGCTCCTACCTGGCTAATATGTGCGATACATTTATAGGGATGGAGAGAGAAGGAGAAAATTATTCAGAAGAAAACAAAATCCTACATTTTAAAATAAGGTGGGAGAGAACTCCCATTCCAATGCACCTATACAGGAATCCGGAAACTTTATTATATGAGCCAGTAGATAGTGTATCGCTCCTGAGAGGCAAGATAACCGCCGGGGATATAATGAAGGTTTTAGAGGAAGGTTTTAAAGGTGTGGCTTCTTATAAAGACATATCGAGGTTATGTCAGGATCATTTTGGGGTAACGGATTCAATGATAGCTAGGAAATTAAAGGAAGCGAAAGAGGCCGGAATGGTATTTAAAGAAGTAGGGAAGAGGGGTCTTTGGAGTATAAAAGACCCGGAAAAACTTCTCTAGTGCTTTTCTGAAGTTAATACTCTGTAAGTATTATAATATATATATTTATTAAAACTTACTTAAACTCTATACTAACTCTATATTAACTTACTAAACCTCCGCCTTTGTTTATAAGGGTTTCAGAGCGTGAAGTTTTGTGAAGTTTATATGGAGTTTAGGTAAGTTTTCAAAACCGTTGATATATAAGGGTATATCTGTTTTTAGGTATAAATAGGGGTATGCCATACCTATAAAATAAATAAGTAAGTTAAGCAAAGAGGCTAATTAAGGGAAAGAAGGGCAAGCAAAAAAATGTTGGATTTGAGCCTCTGAAACCCTGTGGCTTTTTGACCAGGGTATTATATGCCGTTTAACAGAATAGACAATGTGTTAAATATAAAAAGCTATATAGAATAAGGCTTACAGGATACTTAAATATATTTTGATAGGATATTTGATATATTGCTTAACTTATGTTAGAATAGGATAGGTATATAAAATAAATAAAGAGGTGGTAAGAATGAATTTTGTAGAGCCTATTCGGGATAGAAAGCAGGTAGACCAGATAAAAGGGAATCTATATCGAAAAAAGAATCCCCGGGACTTCCTTTTATTCGTCTTAGCAGTAAATACAGGCCTAAGAATAAGCGATGTCCTATCTTTGAAGGTAGAAGATATTAAGGATCATAAGGGGAATATAAGGGATTCGTTAAGTATCTTGGAGCAGAAGACTAAGAAACGGAGGAATATACCACTTAATAAACAAGCTAAAGAGGCGTCAGGCTATTACTTCAAGAAGACTGGTATATATGACTTAGATAGATACCTATTTATCAACGAGAAGTCAGGGGATAACAAGCCACTAACGAGGGTTAGAGCCTGGCAGTTAGTAAATGAATGGTGTCGGAGGGTGGGAATTGACTTTAAAGTAGGTGGACATACCCTAAGAAAGACCTTTGGCTACCACCTAAGGAAGCAGGGAATCAGTATCGAGAGAATATCTGACCTATTAGGTCATCAGAATATCAAGGTAACTTTTCGATATATCGGGATCAATGACGATGAAAGGAAGGAAGTTTTAGCTAAATTCGGCCTATAACGCTTATGATTGTATGCGTTTTGTATTTGAGGGGCCTTAAAAGCCAAATTTGAGCGTTTAGGAGCTATTCTGAACGATTTATTAAATATAAGGAGGATGAAATGAAATATTTCACAGGATTAAGCTTAGAAGATGAACTGGGAATGTATAAGCTCGAAATCTATTGTTGTGCGTTGAATGCTGGCCAGGTAGATGAAATGCTACCTATGCTGGAAGAAAAGGGATTTATAATGACCGCGGTCGATGCCGATTCATTAGCTGGCGAAGTGGTAAAAGAACATTATCGGGACATCATAGTAATTAGAAAGCAGTTATCAAGTGAAGGTTTTAGCTGGAGTAAGGACGCTAAACGAATAAAATTGCCTGCAGGAGAATAAAGAATCGAATCCCGTATCTCGTGAATCGTATCTCGGTGGTCCGGTTTTTTTTCAGTTGCCCGGGTTGCCGATCCCTGCCCCTGTTGTCTAAAAACCTAAACGCTCCGGGGGCAGGGTGAAAATAAGGATATCTAAAGCAAGGGTCTGTAGGATACTCGATATTAAGAGTTACTAGATAGCCTATACATCGAGAGCTACAAGATGGCCACGCTTACAGGCCCTCTTGGACTTAAAAAAGGAAGTGTTTAAAAGATGTCTTCTCAAAAGGTAAAGATTGAGGAGTTAGAAAGAACAAAAAGTTTTTATGATAAAAAATTAAAGAATAAGAAGTTAACTGAAAAGCAAAGAAACTCTTATTTATGGGCTTTGGAATCTATCAATAAAATTATTGAAAGGGAAAGATATATTGAAAATGAAAATAAATAAGGACTTAAACGACAGCCTTCACCGGCTGACCAAAAAAAGCAACGATAAAAAAGAACGAAAAAGCATTAAAGAAAAGAACTATCTTAAAATAAAATTATACAATCTCCGGGGTCAGGTCGTAGGCTCTTTAGGGCAAGGGGAAAGCGTAGACTATAACGAACTATTATTAAAAAAAAGGCGGTGATTCTATGAAATTTATAATTAGAATTTACCAAGTAACTGCTGATTTTATCTTAAATAATTCAGGCAGTAAAATGAGGTGGTGATTTAATGACTAAAAAGAGATCGAAGGAAAGTTATCAAGTCAAGACTCCTGAAGCTAAAGAAAGACAACTAGCAGGCGGAATAAAAGGGAGTGAACAGAGTGCTAAAAAACGGAGTATCGAAACAGAAAAAGAGGCCGAATATAACCCTTTTGGCAGGAAATATAAATACGATATTATCAAATATCTTGAAGAGCAATATTATATTATCGAAACAAAAAGGCCGGTAGTATTAGAGGACTGGCAGAAAAAGCGGATATTTGAGCCTCTTTTTAGTCTTAATGAGGATGGACTAAGGAGATTTTCCTTAGCGATTGTCGGACTCCCCAAGAAGAACGCAAAATCAACTATGGCTAGTATGGTAGCGAACTATTTTCTTTTTCAAGATGAGCCTTACGGTGAGATAATCCTTACCGCTAACAGTAAAGAGCAATCTTCCTGGATCATATTCGACAAGCTGAAAAAGAGTTTACAGATGAATCAGAAACAGTTAGGGGAAGTCAGAATCTATGAGGATGTTATCGAGGTCAAAAAGACTGGAACTATAGCTCGGGTCATTGCCCCCAATTACAAAACAGGCTCCGGAACTAACCCTAATTTAGTGATTTGGGACGAATTATGGGCCTATGAATTACAGAGCGATCGGAAGTTTTGGGACGAATTAACTACTGTGCCCACGCGCAAAAATCCCCTATCTTTAGTCGTTAGTTATGCCGGATTTGACGAGGAGAGCCTGTTGCACGAGCTTTATAAAAAGGGATTGGCAAAGACAGATGAGGAAATGTTTTTTATTTGGTCCCATAGGAATTTGGCCTCCTGGGTAACAAATAAATATTTAAGCAGTCAGAGGGAACGTCTAAGACCGAATACCTACCTACGTTTGCACGAAAACAGATGGACCAGTAGCGAATCGGCTTTTGTATCTCCTGAGATGTGGAATTCCTGCGTTGATAATAAGCTGAGACCTATCCTGCCGGGCTTTACGGGGACGCTGAGCGTGGGAATTGATATCGGAGTAAAACACGATTCTTCTTGCGTGGTAGGTGTATATCGTAAAGGGGACCTAGTTATTTTGGCCTGTCATAAGGTTTGGATTCCTGACAAGAAAAATCCCATTGATATCGAGGAAACCGTTGAAGTCTATTTAAGGGAATTGCATAAAGAATATACGATAGATTCTTTCTCTTATGACCCCTACCAGTTTCACAGATCAGGTATAAGTTTAGCAAAAGAGGGATTGCCTATGGTGGAATTTCCTCAAACAACTGATAGATTAATTTTGGCCGGCGAGAATCTTTATAGTCTGATTAAGGGAAGAAATTTATCGGTCTATAAAGATAGAGAGGTCAGGAATCACGTTTTAAAGGCCATCGCAAAGGAAACACCGAGAGGTTTCAGGTTGGTTAAGAGTAAGCAAAGCGACAGAATAGATTTAGCGATTGCCCTGGCTATGAGTGCGGTTAAGGCTGTTGGTAAAGAGGAGTCAATGCCTGGTTTTTTTGTACTCTCTGGTCCTACAAAAGGAGGGAGAGACGATGGGAGCTGGAGAGATGACGATGTTGGAGGTTTAACACAAAGAGGAAGGGATGATGATGGTTGGGGGCCAGTAGGAGATAATTGGGAAAATTTGACAAGATAATAAAATTATTGTTTGACATTATCATAAAATTGTTTTATAATGATACTATAAAAATAAATTTACAGAGGAGTGAAAGATATGACGGAAAGAAAAGATCATATATTAAAAAACTTGAAGCCTGTTTATCTCAATATTCGGCTATCTTATGAATTAGATAAAGAAATAGAGAAATTTGCCGAAAGATTAGAACTTCCCAGGCCTGTAGCTATTAGGTTGATCCTCTACGATACAATAAAGAAATTTACTTATACAGGGAGGGACGAGCTTTACTGTCCTTACTGGGATCAAATGAGCGAAATATTAGCTATATTAAAAAATATAAGATTACGAGATAAGCTCGAAAATATAACCGGAGACAATAAAGAAGAAATCGAAAAGATTGTTAAAGAATTCGCTTAGCCTGGCCCGAATTGTTAAACCAGTAGTTTCGGGCTGGGCCACTAACTACTGAGCTACTGGTTTTATTCTCCTTTCGGAGAGAGCAGGGAGTTTGAGTCATGTCCTTCTCCTCTGCTCATATAAAAGGTAGGAGGTTCTTATTCGTCTTCCCTCCTGCCTGCAATTATAACATTTATTTTATAAATTAGGTCGATGACAGAAGAAAATAAAAGTAACAATTTATTACATTCAAAGCAATAAACGAAGTAACAAAATGGACCAGGAGCTAAAAATTAGATGGTAAAATAGTCAATCTATTAAGATCAAAGCAATATTTAAAGTTAAAAATTATATGCTCAAATAATACTAAAAAAGGAGACAATATTATGAAAGTTACACAAGAAAAATTAGAAGCATTTGTTTCTGATAGATTTAGATATGCACAGGGAAATCTTGATTGTAATCGAAGCGGAATTAACGACCCTGAAAACTCTAAATATAAGGAAGCTATCGATAGAGGGATGGAGCCTTATCTGAAAGTAAAGAGGCCTCGCGGTGAAGGTGAAGAAATTGATGCTCCTACTGGTCTAAGTTTTCAAGATAAAGAAGGCAAAATTCACAAGGCTTATGGACCTAAAGAGAAGCTGTCTACTGGTGAAGATTTTAGCGTAGGCAAAATAATCAGAGCTAAAATATTGGGCGACTTTTCTGACTTAAATGATGTAGAAACTAAAGCAGCAGGAGAAGGGATCGGAGCTTTAGGTGGCTGGCTTGTGCCTACAGCAGTATCAGCTAAGGTTATCGATATGGCCCGTAATTTGGCTACTGTAATACAAGCAGGTGCTTATACTCTGCCTATGCCTACTCCAGAGATGAGGTTGGTTAAGATAACTGGTGATCCAACTGCCTACTGGGTAGCAGAACACGGAGAAATCACTGAAAGTGATTGGACTTTGGAACCTATAAATTTGAAGTCTATGACCTGTGGCGTATTAGTTAGGAGTTCTCTTGAACTACTTGAAGATGCTAAAAATGCCGGGACTGCCTTAGAAAGTGCTATGGCCAAAGCCTTAGCTTTAGAGATGGACCGGGTAGCCTTATTAGGAACAGGGACTGATGAGCCCAGGGGATTAGATAACGCTGATGATGTCAACCTTATTTCTATGGGGGCAAATGGAGCAGCTGTAACTGATTATGATGAGTTCTCAGAAGCAGTAGAAGATGTCGCAGATGCGAATGGCAAGGCTAATGCAGTAATTATGGCACCACGGACTTTCTTCCAATTGGATAGGCTAAAAGAAGGGACTACTAATGCACCCTTACCAGCACCACAGAGTTATGTAGATTTAAATAAATTCTATACTAATCAAATTGGTATAACTGATACACAAGGCTCTGCCTCAGATGGATCAAAGGTTTTCGTAGGTGATTTTAAGAATATACTTTATGGTGTCCGTAAGACCTTAGAGATTGAGTTTACCAGACAAGGCGGGACTTTAACCTTTGCCAAATGTGAGGCTTTAATTAGGTGCAGAATGAGGTTAGATGTAGCTATATTAAGGGAAGATCACTTTACTAAAATATATGGTCTAATAGCTTAAAATTAAAATATAGCAGGGGCTTTTTGTCCCTGCTTTAAGATATAAATATATTAGGAAAAGAGGTGAGAAAATTGAACAGATCATACGAAAATTTAGCAATAGATATAGGATTAGAACCTCAAGAACTTGCCAGCACCAATGTTACTGGACCTTTTTATGATATGGCAGAATATCGGGAAGCGTTGCTTGTCCTGACCTGTGGAAATATCACGGCCGGCGGAACGACTTCTCTCCAAGTTCTTGAGGCTACTGGTTCAACTGGTGCAGGTGCTCAAAATTTGACTTCGTTTGTATCAACTATATCTGCAAATGTGCAAGTGAAATCGCTTTCAGTAACTGTGAGTACTGGAGGGGCTGGAGATGATTTAACCTTTACTATCGATGGGACTGACTACGCATATACGGCGGCAGATGGCGGGGCGAGTAGCGGTGCGGAATTTTCTACAACTGGAACAACTACGGTTACTGCAACTAACATATTGGCCTGCATAAATGACTCTACTTATGGTTTTGATACTGATAAGGCTTTTGCAACTTCGGCATCAAATGTTGTAACTGTAAACGCTCACGATGGTTACTATTTAGACGCTATTGCCGAAACTGGCAGTTTTACAACTTTCGCAACGACCAAAGCCAATGCATATTGCTGGCTTGATAGTATGGATTTGACAGCAGATTATCCTTACATAGCTTGTAAGGTTACTACTGCTAGTAATACTGGTGATTGTAGTGCTGTGGTAATTAGAGGTAAGAGCAAGGGTGCAATTACACAAAAAGTGGGGGCAAAATACCCAGCTTAATAAAATCAGGCCGGTAATCCCGGTCTTAAAGCCCGGTTGGATTGGTGAGGGTCTAACCGTCTCTCTATAACTGATTCAATCGGGCTAAAGAAAGAGAGGCGGTGTTAATATGCCAAAAATGAACAAAAAAGAGCAAGATGAGGTAATAGACGAATTTATAAAATACGTTGATAAAGAGATAAATCAATGGGGTATATATAAGAAATCCCCGGAGATGCAGGAGAAGATCAAAAAGAATATATCTAAGGGCTTGATCCAGTTAACCGGAACGAAAAAGATCGCTATGATAGATAGGCTTTTGGAAAATAAGGTCTTTAGCAGGGGGGAAATAGATAAAGCTTTAGAAATACCTATCGAAGAAAGAGAATGTATTACCCTTTACGAGCTTAGACGGTCCGAATTACCGGCTAAAAAAATGCTTTTAAGCGATGGGATAATCCCCATAAAAGGATTTGGCTTGATCGGGGGACTTACTAAAGAAGGAAAAACTACCTTTGCCCTGCAAATGGCTTTATGCCTGGTATCAGGCAATCACTTCCTGGAAGATTTTAAGGTAATAAAAAAATGCAGGGTCCTATATCTTTATCACGAGAACGATATTTACTTTATTGATGAAAAAACAGATTTATTGATGAAGGGCTTTGCCGAAACAGAAAAAGCTATCATAGAAGAAGACGAAAAAAATCTCCATATAATAAATGCTCAAAATTATACTTTTGATTCTAAAAAACCGGAGCTGGGATCCCTAAGAAAAATAATATCCGAAGTAAAGCCCGACGTAATTTTTATAGATCCCTTGAGCCTATTCGTAGATTTTGATTTGACTAAATCGGAGAATATTAAAAGATTAAGGGATTTTCTGAAAGATATTTGCGATTGTTTTTGGATGATAATACACCATTATATAAAACCCTCTTCTCTATCAAAAGGGACAAGTGATGTCCCACCTATCTACAAACTCCTGGGAAGCTCCTACCTGGCTAATATGTG